TTAGATACTTCAAAGTATTGATTGACAATGTAAATTTACTAATTAAAAAATCAGTATCGGATACCTTAAAATTAAGGCTATACCATACCGCATTGTATGTTAGCGTGTAATCAACCAAATCAACTAAAAAGGCTAATAATAAGCCAGTTGATAGCGACTTGTACCGCGTCTCAGACCTCCATAACAGAGCTAAGACAATCAATCCCAAATGTTCCCCAAGGTAGTATATATACTCGACGATTGTACACTTTGAATTTGATAACGGGAAAAAATCGTGCGTTCTATTCACCACAATTTTTTCCCCCTTATCTGTAGTCACTATATCGGTTTGGTTCCTGACAATCAAGAAAGCCGACGTTACGACGAAGTAGCACAATATGAGAGTGTACGCGTATCTCATGGGCAACCTCCTGGGGGGCATCCACCTCCTGGGGGCTTACCCGTATTAATACTGACCTGAAAACCCTTCTGTAGCCATATCTCAATAGACTGCATCATCCATTCGTCTATAGTCGATACCTGGAGCATGATAGCCTTATCCGGCACAATCTGGATATACGGCCTGCTGCCATGGTCCCATGCCGCTTCAATGATGGGCATAGCCTTGTTTACATCGCTGGCTTTAACTTGGATGTAGGTGACCTCATAATGTTCTTCTTTGTGTTCCTCGTTTTTTCCCATAAAATTATATTGACGATATGATTGCATCCTTCAACCCTGTGTGGCCAACGTCGATTAAATGTATGTTGTCTGCGTGTTTCCACGTTGCCCAATTAGTGAACACGGGAGTATACCAGTCAACAAACAATACTCCTGTCTCTGAAGCTGATTCTTGCTTCATCGTGTTCCATGCCTGCAATCTCCCTGACGGAGTACCGTCGTTAACATAAGGGATACCGCACACGACGATTCTATTAGTAGCAACGCCAGCCGCTAGTAATTCATTAATCTCAGCTTTTAACTTTGTTTTGGCGTCGGCTATTGTTGCAGGTGTTCCTGTCGCCCCTGTGTCCCCTCTGGCATCGTTTAGACCGCTTGCCAAAAATATCCTTGTGTTTGGATTCTGATAATTATTTTTCAGAATTTGATACCTACGGTCATACTCTCCGTATAGTTGCGAGGCTGAACTTCTTAGTAAAGCTCCACCAATGCCCATATTACGCTCTCTAAGAGAGAGTGCGGTTGCAGTGAGAAATGAATACCTCGTGTTATATGCACTGGAATTGCTGCCGTATGTGTATGAATCACCAATGAAAACAGCTTCACCAGATAAGCTATAACGACCTTTTGAAATCAGTAGTGTTTCTATTGCTGTAGTCATTACATCCATCTGCGTTCGTGTCATTGATGGTCCGATAAAGCCAAATGATACTCTTGCAGTTGCATTTATTAAAGAACCAAACGATCGAGCCTGAAATAGTGTTATTTCATCGGGAAGCGTTTGTGGAGGAGGTACAGAAGCATTAGGTGATGGTGGCAATAAATCCGCGTAATGGAATCTGAAGACACTTTCTGTTGATGACAAAGAAACTCCGATGAAACATGGAACAGACGGACCAGGGGCAGGTACTAATTTTTGCAATGTCCCACCTTTTAGTCCAATTGCCGTTTTTCCAACATAAATGGGCATGCCACCAGATGCAGGTCTGGAAGCTATCACATAATGGGCTGACGCATTGATTTGGTCAGCCGTCCAAACGCCGGCGCTAAAATTATTGTGTGCCATGCCGTTTGAATCAGGAACAATACCAGTACCTAACCATTTTGATCCGTTATTGTATATCCCAACTGAGTCAACATAGTCACCTGAAATAAAAGGCCCATTATTACTGAGTGCTGTAAAAGATGGATTTATAGGTTTTAACTTCTGTAAACATCCAGCAAAACCACCAAGGAACGGATAAAATTCAAATCCAGACCAAGTCCCATTTTGCTTCATCGTTGAGGCAAAAGTATTCAGCATAGATACTTCACTGTCTGAAAGTGTCCCACCTGAAGATACTACTAATTCTTTGTAGCTTGTCACATCAGGGTCTACTGTTTTTTGTGATCCCCACCAATCTATCACTTTAATAGCTTTCATATTGCATTAAATGTTGAATTAGCATAGATAACTTTTGGAGTTCCTGAATTATTCCAGTTAGAAAAAAACAGCAGTAAGTACACATTTAATTTTGTAGGATCGTGTGACACACTACTTGCCATCGCCTCTGATGAAACACCCGTGAAAGTAACAGATGTTCCTTTATTAGCCCTGAAAAAAATACCTACACCATTTATACCAGATGTTGAACTCAAGTTAATAGTTACTGTTTGTCCGGTTATATCTTTAAAAATATCCTTATCCCTATCAAATATAAATGTGGTAGAATAAGACTCTGTTGTTAATGGTAATACCAAATTGTTACTTATATCTACAGATATTGTAGATGTAGTAACGGAAAGTTCACTTAATGAGTCATCACCCTGCAAAGATGTATAGTTAAAAAAAGCGCTACCTGATAATATTGCTATGTTAGAATCAGACCTTCTCAATTCATAGTAATATTCACCTTCTGATAATGACGTATCACTTGATAAAAAAGTAACGTTTATTGTGTTACTGTCATAAACAGGAAAAGATATTCCATTGCTTAATGTTTTTGAAATTGATTTTACTCGATCACCTGCATTGCGTTTAACAACAAATTCAAAACTCCATGCTGAAACGTCATTACTAAAATCAAAAGTAATTATTCTATTGCTGCCTATTTGAAACAATATGTCTAGTTTCGCTACACCAGTTCCTAAAACTCTCATTACCAATTAATTATTACTGTACCTGTTCCTTTCATGCGTAACTCTTCCGCGCCATTATCTATACTTATTGCTACTTTATCACCTGACGTTGTGTAAGTATTGTAAGTATTATCTATGACTGGGTTATTACTATTAGAAGTTGTAATTTGAACACTTGTAGAGCTACCTATTACAATCATTACTAATTCAATATCCTGGGCCACTCCATCAAGTATATACCCTACTTCACTTTCGCTTAACGTAATCGACTGCCCTTTTTTTACTTTTGTTGGATTATCCATTGTTTGTAGTCGTTTTATTTATCTTAACAATATTATCTGAAGCACTGTCTTTAGATATGCAACTAAACCCGTACGAGAATGGCTGTTTTTTGTCACCAATCCATAACGGGAAGTTATCAGAATCTTCACCTCTTTTTTTATTGAGATATTTTATAACATCATTCCTGTAATTATTTGCCTCAATCTTTACATTTTTTTCAAGAGCATTTAAACGAATATCTGATATAATACTTGAGTTTTCATCATTAAATTCACGCTCCCCGGTGGGTGTTGATTGAGATTGTGAAAAACGTAAATAGTTGTAGTACGTGAACCATGCAAGATAGTCTTTCAGGTAATCTTCATACAAAGTCTCATTCGCCGGTGTGAATGAGTCGCTCGTTGGATCATATTGTGTCTCAATTTCTGTATAGAATAATTCACCCAGCAAAGCTTTCATATCTCTTTGCGCAATCTTTAAAGACATCTTGAACTTATTATCGTCAATGTTTGTTGACACTGAACAAGCTTCATTTAGGTACGATAATGGGATTAGATATTTCATTCTTCTTCAGCAGTTACTAGCCAGATACTAACATCATTATCCGAAAAATTAAACCCAGATTTCAAAAGTTGTGCGGCTTGTTCGTAAGTTATTTCGCCCTTGTTAAATTTTCTTACAATTCGCTGTATATTCTGCATCTGCATACCCTTTAAATTTTTTAGAGCATCATTTACCTGCACATCCTGCGTAGTGCCAGGTAAAGCAGTATTCACAGGCTCAATATACGTTATCTCTACACCCGGGACGTTTTTAGATACAAATTTCCTTTTTTCATCCGGACTCAACACTTCCCAAAACTTATCTTCGACGGTTACCGAGTTATTAACCGGATTAAACGGTTTTATTTTCACTTTTTGAAAAACAGGAACCGCAAGATTTGGTAACAGGATGTTATTGTAAAATTGTTCAAGCTTTTTTCTTTGCTTTTCAGTACGGCTGTGCATTAGTTCAGTAGCCTTTTTAAAGCTCTCACCATCCGACCCCAAACTATTAGCCTGCTGCGGAAGGTTGGCAAGGATCGCAGGAACTTTCGTAGCAATCGTTATCCCACGGATTGTATCAAGTAATGTACCTGATAATACGTCGTAATTGGTGTTTGTTGGGAAAGCCTGAAGCGTAGGTAACTGATCTTTACTAGCCCCCCATATTGTAAACACACTGCCAGCTTTCGAATGCCCTGAAAAATTAGTAGACATCCTATTATTAAAGTCCTCTCCTACGGTGGTTCCGTCGTGTTCACTTGATTCTATACCATCTATAATCGTTTTTCTAACGTATTCTGGTGAATCACATGCTGCGTCTGGATCACCGATAAGAGACAAAAGAACGCTTTGAAAAAATCCGTTGTCAAGGTTTGAAGCGTGAAAACTTTGAATTTTACCATCCACGTAAATCCATTTTTTCCCAGTCCAATACTTTGGTACTGAGTAGAATTTATACGGGCTTCTCAGATAATTAAAATAGTATATCTGACCTAAGTAATCGTTGCCTTTTTCACTGTACTCATTAAGTACCTTTTTTTTATCAAACTCTGTATAATTTTTGCTGTCGGCTGGGTTAAATAACTCCGTGCCAAAATAAGGGTTCACCTTAAAACTTGTAATCAAGCTAGACTTACGATTTGTATTTCTGCAAAACCGCGCCGTTTCAATCGGCACATTGAATGCAGATACAATACCTGCACTATTGTTATACTTAAAATTTACCGCAAAACTTTCAAGCTTTGAAAGTGATTCTGAAAATGTGGTATGTAAATCAAAAAGGGTAGTACCCTCCGTATCAATAACTATACTTTCTAATGCAGGATCAGTAAATCCAGATCCGGTAATAAAGTCTGACACAACGTCCAAACAACTTGTAGTCGTCGGGCTTTCTTCAATCGCATTTAAAATGAGCAATGGCAAGTCGTCATTATCACCCCACTTTATCGTTTGTGTGTCGCTCCGTGTCTGCGTATCCTTCTGCGGACTTCTTACCAATGCCTCCGGATTACTGGTTATGCGATGGGCACTGAATCCAGTACTATTTCTAAACTTCTTATCTCTTGGATTGAATTTTTTTTCCACCGGCATGATACAAATTTAATGGATATTCATTTTTAAGTAGTGACAACAGTTGTCACCATAACCCCAGATCACATGACTCTTCTTTTATTCTCGGCTTTGTAGAAATCGGACACCCACATTCTACGCAAACCCCGTACTTATTCGAACCACACGGACGGCATATTTTACGACGCTCCTTTGCGTAGTCCGGATCAAATTGGACAGCTAACCAATACCAAGCAGTGATAATGTTTTTGATTTTTTTAATCGATCGCTGAAATCGGCTCTTTTTCGATCCTCCGTGTGTAGGTAATGTTCCCCTAGGTTCCATCTTCTATTCAAATCTGATAATCTTTTAACATACTTTTCATGCCTGCGTAATAGACGATCTATACCACCAATGGCCCTATAATGTAGAAGAGCGTAGGTTTCTTCAGAAAATTGGATATTGCCTACCGGCCTGGCTTCATGGCATCCATAGATATAGGCAATCTCTTTTACCGCCTCTGGCTTGAAGCATACCAACTTAGAATACGAATCATCTTTAAATCCGGTTACGATTTCAAGAAAGGAATCAACGGGCATATCATTAGAGTACATGTTGTATCCCTGAGTACGCAACATAGTCGCCCCTTTTAAAGCCTCCTGTTTAAATAGAAAAGATATGTCCTCATGGAACAGTATTTCATCACAATCACACACGATAACCCAATCCGCATCTGAATTTTTCCAACAGTTATTTTTTACCTTAATGTACTCCCCATCACAAAGCATCCCTGGTATACCAAACTTTACAACCTCACACCCCATTGATTTGGCGATTAGGTCGCTTCCGTCATCGCTGTAATTGTCGTATATGACAATCCGATCACAAAATTTTTTATAATGTGAAACCGTTAGAGCGATAATATCCGCTTCATTCCAGTTGATAATATGAGCTTCTATCTTCATACTTTTATAAAGTAAAACCCTGCATCGTCATTCTTATGCTCTGATATAACATTGATTGTATACTTGCCTTTGCAAAACTCTATGACAGCCTGATTAACTCCGTACGCATTGTTTAAGAAGTCGTGCCCTGCCACAATACCGCCTTTTTTTACTTTAGGTGTCCACGCCTCCAGATCTTTCTTGACGCATTCGTAACTATGACAAGCATCTATATACACCATGTCTAAAGTACCGTCTGTAACTTCTTTTGCCATATCCCAGCTAATACCGCGAAGTACAATAACGTTGTCTTTGTATTCCGAAACTCTGTGCATAGCTTCATCAAAATTCTTGTCGTGCCACGACTGATCAAAAGCTCCGTCGCCTCTTTGTGTAGGGATTGTTTCCCAATTATCAACCATATATAGAATACCCGATGGCCACCTCAATATGTCAAGGCTGAACAATCCCTCAGCACACCCAATTTCAGCAACGATAGGGTTTGCTGGCAATAGCTTGTATAATTGTGATCTGTATCTTATTTCCATAATGAGAATAATCTTTTTTGTTTCATATATGTTTCCAGCTTTTTCTATTAAGGATTGCAGAAATATTTGATTGAGTGACTCCATACATAGAAGCTATTTGACTCTCTGTTTTATCAGGAAACAACGCACGAATATTAATTACATCTGATTCCACCAATTTTGAATGGATACATTTTGATCCAGAAACAGACCCTCCACGTGAACGCTTTTTATTATGCCTATCAGCAATATTATCCGCCTGAGTTCCTAAAAATAAGTGATCAGGGTTAACGCATGCTGGATTATCACAGGTGTGTAATACTGAAAGTTCATCAATATTATAATGCTCTTTAAAAATCCAATAGGATACCCTATGGGCTGTAACTACCTTATTACTTATTAATGACGCCTTCTGAATCCCATATCCATCAGCGTTAATAGATGCGCCCCAAATCCAACATCCGGTATTTGGTTCTGGATATGATTTTCTAATAATTTTTTCTTTTAAATCTTGCTCAGTTAGTTTTTTCATTTTTATCCTGCCCAGTTAAATGTTGACGGATTAAAGTCAGTCATTAAATTTTGGTATACGTAGGCTGAATTTTCATGAGTTCCATTTAATTTTAAGAACCCAGACCAATAGGTAATACCATTACCAATATCCGAAATATTATCAATTTGACGAACACAACCAGGTACAAAAGAAAAACATTTTAGTTGTGGCTGCAACTTAATAAACAAAAAATCTATACCTATCGACTCATGTATATGCTGGTCAAACATATTCAGTATCTTCTGAATAGAATTAACATTCACGATATAGGCGAAAGTAGCAAATGCACCGAATGTTCTTATCATCCTTGGATCATCGGTTGTCTCACAATCGCGTCCTAACTCTGCACTGCAATTATTACGCATGTCTTTTGAACCACCTATACAATGCCAGTACGGAGGTATATGGAATGAAGCCCCTAGCCATATAACATCCCACTCGTGAGTATCAGACCATTTTGATATGTAGTCCATTCGCTCGTTAAAGTCTTCGCAGAAAACTAAATCATCCTCCATGACAAAAGCATGCTTGCCAACATTAAGTGCGTCCTTCATCACTTGAACCTGCGAAAAGTGGCAACCTATTGCGCCCTGCGTACGCCTAAACATAGTACCAACCTGCTTAGGTGTTGCGATCTTTCTTTCGATTACGTCTTCAGGACGAAGGCCACGAGTTCTAACGGCATTTAATCCTATTCTATTTAACTGCTCGGTCATGTGCGAAAGCCTATCCACGCGATGATCCATGTTTACAAATGATGCGTAGTATTCCATTATGCGTATTTAAATGACCCATTGATATATAGTGCATCCCCCCAGCCAGTATTTCCGCACCAGAAAGTTTCTACACGTCGGAAATTAAAACCGATCATGTATAAATCGATGTCATCTACAAGCGCGCAACCTTCATATAATCGTTCCTTATTAACCTCCAGATACGCAGCTTTAAATCCTTTGAGCAAATCACCCATTCCACGCATGGCCATAAGTTCAGCCCCTTGCAAATCAATGTTAAGAAAATCAACACCCGATAAATCAAGGCCCAGCGAATCAATACGGTGCATCCTTAGAGACTTGTCTTCAACATAATGTACTTCAGGGTGTACGACTGCATGTGTCCCTAAATCTAATACTGAACTAGATTGGCTTCCGTTGTTGGATATGTGGAATATTGCATCCTTGTTTTCGTCGCCAATAAGGTAATTCAACGCAATTGCATCCGGATTATTGCTTACATTATTTTTAAGCTTAACAAAAATATCTGGATTACCCTCAATCCAAATTTGTTTTTTAATACCAAGCTCATTATAAACGGGAGCCTCTTCACCAACGTTTGCCCCAATGTGTAGGACACCATTAAATTTCAGGTTATACTTTGGGAATAAATTTCTAAAGTCTATCAGCATATTATCGTGGTTTAAATCCATTACTCATTTCAACTTCCCAAACTCCATATCCTAACGCTGTAGGATAAATTTGCATGAATCCAGGTTCAATAAGCTCATTCAATGCCTGCCGTACTTCCGGGTTTTCACCGTCATTTGTTGCGTCATGGCCTGCCAAAATTCTATTAGGCAACACTTTCCGATACCACAATCTGACCTCCGCTTTAGTCTGTTCGTACTTATGCGATGAATCAAGAAAAACAAAGTCAAAGTATTCATCTGGGAATTTACAAGAGGCATCAAGGCTACTAACACCTAAGCCCCTCGTATCAATAAAATTAGATAGCCCACTTGCGTACACGTGATTTAAAATAGTTTTCAATTGATCCTCACGGCCATAGTCTAAGTTATCTACCAGGCAAAGCTTAAAGCTCTTCCCCATGTTTGCCATCGCTTCAGCAAGATATATCGCGCTCTTTCCGTCTGCTACTCCAACTTCGCAAAGATTTGCACCGCTAGGCATTATTTCAGCAATTCGATTATAGTACGCGGAGAAATCAAACATTTCTCCAGGTATTGTTTCCCAATATTTTCTCATTCGTATTGTGATTTAATCCAGTTATAAGTTTTTTCAAGACCTTCACGAAGTGTATGCTTTGGCTTCCAATTAAGAACCTGCTCAATCAATGTGTTATCAGAATTTCTACCCATTACACCCATAGGCCCGGTAATGTTTTTAATCGTAACCTCTTTACCAGAAAATTCAATGGCCATCTTAGCAAGCTGGTTGATAGTTACTACCTCTTCACTTCCGATATTAATAGGCTCTTTAAATTCTGATTCCATAAGTAATCGAACTGCGTCTATGCAATCGTCTATGTACAGGAATGACCGTGTTTGATGTCCAGTGCCCCAAACCTCCAATTGATTGTGATCTTTGCTTGTCGTTGCGTGTAGCAATTCTACAACCTTGCGACACATCGCGGCAGGTGCTTTTTCTCGACCTCCCTTATACGTTCCTTCTGGCCCAAATATATTATGGAATCTAGCTATCCGAACATCTATTCCTTTATTACGAGCAAAGGCAAGGTATAGCCTTTCGCTAAACAACTTTTCCCATCCGTATTCTGAATCAGGGTTGCCGGGGTATGCGTCGCTTTCCTTTAGTGCTGATACGTTGTATTCATTCTGCAATTCCTGCGGATACATACACGCAGATGAAGAATAGAATATTTTTCCTTTGAACTTTTGCGCCGCTAAACTATCAAGAATATTCAAGTTAATTAATGCCGAATCGTGCATTATATCACTGTCATTTTCACCGGTAAAAACATATCCAGCACCACCCATTTGACAAGCAAAAGAATATACTTCATCAAATTGAATACTATTTTCAAACGGTAAAGGATGATATGTATATTTTTTTAAATCATTAAGTCTTAAGGTTGCATCTACTCTTGATTTATCACGTAAATCCTCAATGATAAATTCATCACAAAATTCTAAAGGATTACCATAATCATATTCTTTAATGTCAACAACACGTACCCAGTACCCAAGTTGTTTTAATCTTCTCGCCATGTGGTGACCAATAAATCCTGATCCACCTAAAACTAAAGCTGTCTTCATATTATCTAAATTTTATTTGTATCCACTCATTAGGTATTAAATCAACGCAATCCTGCTTTACTCCGCTTTCTAAGCCGAACCAATTACCACGTGTATGGGAAGGGCTTATAACTATCTTATCCGGATTATGACCAAGATATGCACCCCACCAGCTAAAGGTACTATTAGCTATAATATGATGCCCACATGATGCCATTAGTTCAAGGTCTTGCAGTTCTGTTCGGCTTTCTGAATATCCCCGTATTCCATCAATGCAATGAAAATTATCCTTACACCATTTTATATCATCGGAAAATACAATGAAATTATTAAATCCAATATTAGAAAAATGTTCCGTTGCAATCTTTAGGTAGTTAAGATCAATAGGAGGGAAACTGCCTGAATGCTGAACATAATCACCACGGCGTACATGAATACTTACATAGTCTTCGTACCCTGGAATATGTTTTAATTTGAATACGTCTTTTACTTCATCCTTGCAGTGTTCAAAGTATTTCCACGACTGAAAGAACCCAAACAACATAACATTATCACCTATGTTTGGTATATCATGGAAATCAAAATGGCATAAGTCTTTGTGTCTATTGTGGATATGACAATGTTCATTTAGATGCTCTTCGTAGCGCTGGTAACGATTATTACACCTTGGCAGGTTAGGGTATACACGATGTATGGATGATTCTCTTGCATCATCTGGTACACCCCATTCATAACCGTACTTTCGAGCGTACCCAATTGCCGCAGCAATTTGAAACATACTATTACCTAATCGACCGATAAATTTTGTTGTTACCATTAACGCATCTGTTTTAATTTCTCAATAATTGAATCATGAAACCCCTGTGGCGTTCTCCGAACATTATTACGGTAGTGGCTACCATCGTGAACACGGTGTTCGTATTCAAGAGAAGGCTCAACGTATATTGAATGGCCAGCCTCCAGCCATCGGTAATTTTGGTATAGCGAATCGCTTGTTACAGGGTCTATAGTACCATCCCAAACACGCAAATATTCATCACGATTCACAAAATAGTTCATCGCGTTAAGCATCGTTTGGAAAGTTGGATCTGATATGTATTCAGCAACATTATGTTTTGAAATTATAAAACCAGCATACTTTGTAAAATTAAAATGAGGTTTAGCAAAAGCCGGATGAATAATAATGCCTTTACTAAGTCTAAATGGCGTACATAGTAAAACCAATATATACATTTTAGTTATTATATTATCGCTATCTAAAATAATCACCCATTCATTTGTTGCAAGCTCTACAGCGCGTTTCTTGTTCCGGTAACAGTCAAGATTACTTTTGTTACGGTATAGCTTTACTTTGGGTATGTCTTTCACATGCTCTTGTATTTCTTCAAATACTTCCATGCTTGAACAGTCGTCAACAATAACTATCTCAGAGATTATATTGTCGTCTACAACTTGTGCGAACGATTCGAACAACATGCCGGTACGCTCGTATGTTGGTATGCAAAGTGAAATCATATCAGAATATTATTGAAATAACGAGTACAATAACCGCAAGTATCATGTTTAGTATTAGTAACCCAGCACTAACCTCCACTTTGTCTTCAAAAAAATCTTTCAATTTCATAATTTACTTAAATTGAATAAACCTATTACCATATCTTGTAGTATTCTGTCATCTTTAATTATAGCCCACGATTTACCACGTGGATAATATAAAATATTATTACTTACGTTTATTATGTAATAATCATCACCACCATAACTCCATAGTATCCGATAACGAGGTTTCATAAATTGACAATGTTAAATCGTTTCCCTTCTATCCAAATTCTAAACAACCTTTCCAAGATGAAAGGCGCAATCGGCCAATCATTCATTTGTAATTTAGAAAGTGTCGACTCTATTTTTTTTCTGTCTTTAACCTTGTTAATATAACCTGAAGGAGCAAGGAATACTTCGTGACCATCCATAAAGGCCATACACGGCACTAACACATCACGTACATACTCATGATATATCTCACGCCTGGCTATGAAGTGATTCTCATAGATAGCATCTCCGATAATCTCTTCCGGTATTTTAATAAATTGCCTCAATACTCCTATAGCATCATCCCATGCTTTGCCGTGCCAATTAGAACCCATGTTCATGATGTGATGTGATTTCGATCTTGGAGTTAGCACGGCTATATCAAACTCAGTACAGAGTATTTTTTCCTCCGTTAATTCCTGCCTATTTAATATTACCTCACTCATTCCAGAACCTCTTTTTTCCCTCAATCGCCATGAACACACAGAAATATAATCCGCATTCGATGCAGGAACTAAACTAGCAATAACGCTATTCTCAAAGTAAATTGTGAGATCTGTATTAAGATGTACTTTGGCGAATGGATACAGTTCATTACGTTGCGCATCGTCATATATTATTTGATAAAAGTCAAGACTCATTTAGAAACAACCTCAAAATCAATAACATCAAACGCTAAATATCCAAATTCATTGGAGAATGGGCCGCTGCTAGAATCATACCATAACCCAGTAGTATAAGATCTTTTAACTATTTTTATAACTGCGTCCTTTGGTAGATTATATACTTTAGTCATTGTAAATCCACTATCATAATATAATTTTAGTGTCACAGTATGCCTTTCCTTTGTTGGGAAAAAATTAGCGTTATGCCATAGGTAAAATACAGCACTAGATAACGTTAAAAACATCATCATGCTAAGAAATAGTGTACGATATTTATAATTAATCATTTCTTATCCAAGCAGTTACACGCCTCCAGCATCCTGAGCAATCCATTTCAACACGAACACCTTGCGCTTGCTTGTACAATTTAAAAGCATGCTTCCAGGCTACTGAATCAGCATTAGGTTTATTAAGCTCTCCAGACGATCGCATATATTCGCGCAATTGCGATACATCCATTAAATTAATGTCCATCACTTATCACAATTATCATTAGTCCACAACACATTCTAGCCTTCACCCCTTCAGGTAATTGCTTTTGCTTAATCCATCGGTACACAGTCATTTTTGACTTCCCTATCGACTTAGCGTAATCTATAACTGATAGTTTTTTTGCCATAGTTATTTTTAAAAAAAGGCCACCTGCAACCATTCAGGTGGCCCAAACCTCCCTACCAAAATGAAAATCTCTCTCACAAATGTATATAAAATGTTACCACAGTAACAAATTATTTCAAAAATAATACCGGAATAAATCCGGTATTACTACTTAAATCACTCTGGCATCCAAATAAGCGACTGTTGTTGCAACATCGGTTACCAAAAATCGCAACGGTAACGTACTTTCAACACCTGATAAGTTGATGGTCGTAGACACATCGTCACCCTGACCTACCCCAGTAGAGTTAACTGGCCCTGGATCATACGACATACCAACCCCATAACCGGCTATGAAAAACTGGTTATTATTGTTTCTATACACTATGAATACATCTTCCGCTTGTATAAGCTTCTGTACTTCAACATCATCTTGCGTAGACAAAGCCAATAGCTTGATTGCCGCCTTGTGTACTATGGATCTGTTACCCCCCGCCGACTTTGTGGCCTCTGAACTGAATTGATGACTGAATTTAACCCCCTCAAACTTCACAAGCCCCGAATAAGCTTTGAAAGACATTGAGGTAATAAATCCTGTTTGGGCGGTTGAAAAATTACTGGCAAGGTCACTAACGTAACCTAGCCAGAAAGTCTTATCAGCACCACTTGCAAAATTCAGGTCGCCACAAGAAACACTTATTCCTAACTGTGCTTTACATCCCATGACAATACACGTTTTAGTAAGAAATAGCTGTCAAATCACAGTGGATACTAGGCAAGAAGCCCATAGTCATATTAGACCGGTAGTATCTCTTGTTGTCTTTTTTCTCAAACCATGAATCAATTTTTTCCATGTCTGCAGTATCCTCAACACCCAACACGTGGTTTTCCTTGATCGTGAAAGCAATCAAGTGCTTAGTAGTAGCCGCCAACGGGTTGGTTGAATCAGAAAGATGATCGTCCCAGATACTAATAGGTTTCACTGGGATACCTAAGTATGTAAGGTTGCTGATACCCTGGATTGCGTTTGTGAATTGCTGTTCAGTAACCGCACCAGTTCCAATCAAACTATTGTAGTAGTTTTCCCACACTGATCTTGTTACCAAAAATTGACCCTTACCACCGTCGATTGCTTGTTGTTTCAAAAGTAGTGGGCTGTTATTAACTATGTTCTGGAAGTAGCTCAACGCTGTTCCTGCCGATAATGTACCTGTACCAAGTGACGAACCTATGCGGTTAACGCAATAGTTTGAAGCTCCTGAAGAGTCAATTAATGCTTGCCAGAATCCGTCAAACTGATTCCAGTCTGCGCTGGAGCTTGAAAGATCAGCGAATGATACACGTCTCCAAATGTCACGACGCAAAGCATCTTTTAACAGGTCAACGATCATCGTGTCGATTGGCGTCCCTGCTGGGTCAAAGGATTCATTACCGGATTTCAAATACTGCTCTGCCAGAACATTGTACTTACCTTGCAATTGTTCGGTGAAGTCATCCTTGCACCATCCCTCATACATTTGAAAAGGTTTCAATTGAATACCCTTCGATGTAAGGTTAAAAGATGAATTTGTGATAGCCTGATCGCATCCGGTGTAAGGCTTCAGGATCTTGTTCATTACAGGTGCGATGTGGTACTTCTTGCTATTCTTAGCCCCCAGGTCAAGATTGAATACATCCGCAAGTGCAGGAGATCCAATTGTAGGCTTAAAGAAAAGATCTGTACTCAGCAGTCCATCATAGGTGTAGTTGAACTCCACCTCTAAAATAGAAGCTGCATTGGGGCCACCTTCGCGGTAGGACGAAAAGCTTGTGCCATCGGCAAAGCACCCATTCTTATACCGCTTTTCAAGCCACGGCATATTCTCGGCCAGGAACGTACGAGATGCACGTATCGCCATCTCTTTATTAGTACTCTTATTCATAATGCTTACAGGTTTTCTTACGGCCTCTGCGCCGGAATCTGGTTTTGAATTGTCACCTATTACTTTTTTACTTTCTGCTTCAAGATCTTTTTTGATAGCCTGCATCGCTGCGGCTGCGTCACTTAGCTTTGTTTCAAGCTCTACTTTCTGTGCGTCTGCATTGGCTGTCGCAGCCTTAGCCGCATCAAGCTGAGCATTTAAAGCGGCTATCTGTTGCTCTAATTTAGCCTGCTCCGTCATTGGTGGAGTCACTGAAGTGATAACACCACCAGCAACCACAACGACGCTACCGTCTGCCATCTGGTGTTCACCATCCGGCGCAGGCTGTCCGTTGACCGTTACAGTCTTACCCACAAGTTGTCCGTCCTCCGATTGAACAACCAAAACAGTACCATCGGCTTTGGATAGATCCAGTGCCTTTGGCCCTTTAACGAACTGTGAAAGTTCATTGAGCTTTGCATCAATCGCGTTCAATGCTTTAGAAAAAATGTTGTCTTTGTTGTCTTCCATTTCCTTACTGCCGAATGCAACGGCTTTTAATTTTTTGTATTGATCGTCCTCAAGAATACGCCCACCTATTTCATCTGCAAATCCAAAATCAACCGCTTCTTTTGCGGTCATCCTTGTTTCTGCTTTCATCATCTGCTTAATAACATCAACAGTCTTACCCGATCGTTGTGCGTAGGCTTCTGCCATTGCATTTTCAATCGACAGTAATTCGTCTGCTCCGCTTCTAAGCATGTCCGCGTCACCTCTCAACCCTTGTGATGGGTTATGTATCATCCAGATTGAGGGGTCAAGTATCACTATCTTTTTTCCAGCCAAAGCAATGAATGTCGCCATAGATTGAGCTTCGCCTTCTATCCGGCTCTCAATTTCTACGCCCAATGACTTCAGCAAGTGATACCCCTTATATCCGCCGTATACACTACCGCCTGGGGATTGAATATGATGTATGATTTTTTTTGTGTTGGCAGGCATACCGCCTAACTGCTGCTTTAACACCAGGTGATAATCTTCTCCTATAATGTCATCAGTGAATATGTGATAATCTGCCACGTCCGTATCTTTGAACGTAAATTTAGAAAATAGAAATATTACTCAGGTGACAGTAATTGTCACATTTTACGAGTGCTTCTTAACGCATCTTATCACTGTACGCATCGACACATTATTGTCACACGATATATCAATCACGCGTAGACCTTCGCGCTTACCCTGCATGATACGCCACTTGGTAAGCATATCCGGACGCGCAAGGCCGCTTGCGATGTGTTCAATAACCTCCTGCTCTGTATAGTCAGCTAAATTTCTCATAACGACGTTATATCCTCTTTATATGCAACTTTATTACTTTCCCTGTAAAATTCCCGAATGTCTAAAACTGGAGCCGGCATACTTTGTAGTGCACTCAATAACGCTACATTGCTATCTATTGAACTTGTTTGTGCCTGCGTTACTATTCCACCGTCTGCATACTGCGCTGTCGGTCTAAGGGCATTGGCTACCTGTGGGCCACCCACGGCGCTAACGTCGGCCTGTGACCATACCACCTCACCCTTGTGAACTATACCTGCAGGTTCGTACTTACCACCATCACCGGTATATCCACCATCTGCGAATAGTGTTCTCAACAAATTACGGCCCCGTCTTAATTGAGCCTGTATCCCAAGATCCTGGAACGTAAGTTTACGATCCTCTCCCAGCAAAAACGTTTTGGTATTAAATCTCTGCTCACCAACTGGCACAGCCTTACCATTTTGGATTGTGAACTGCTGGCCACCGGCGCCCGTGTACGTGGTTGTGCTTATTGAATTTGAAGAAGAAGCTCCTAGTATACTCTCTGCCTGTTTAATGTTCGCCGATATTTGCAGGATACCAGCCGCAAATTGAGCCGCACCAGCAAGCCCACCTGTAGGGCCGTTAGCAGGGTTTTGTTGAGACGCTTTAACCAGTGAAGATATAGCCAGTGCCGTATCAATACCTATCTGTACAAGGGCCGACGCCTTATTGTCTTTTCTTACCGTATCAGCAAGCCTTGCCCCTTGTGTTGCGAAGTTCGCGTAGATGTTGAATGTTTTCTCTTTATATAACTGTATTGCCTCCTCCGTTTTAATTGCGTCTTCTGCATCGCGTCTTCTGAATACTTTTTGATCTGCAAGGTACTTTTCGTTAAACGCTTTATTGGCGTCAAGCAACTCATTGTTAAACTCTCTTACATCCGTTATCCTCTTGATATAAGAGTCTCTTTCCGCCTTTTCCCTTGCCTTAATAAATGATTGTTCAACGTCGTCTTTCAAGCGCACTTGCTTGATATACTCCTTAATCATTTTTTCATCCGCCTCTTTTTGTTTTCTGGCTGCTTCTAATTGCTTTTGTTTTTCATCTGTGTATTCTTTTTCAAGTGCCAGAATACCGTTCAACGCTTCCGTACGCTTTCCTTGGCTGTCCTCTTCGATGTCTGATATTTCAAACTGGACAAGCTTTATTTCCTTTTGCAAATCCAGATTATTCTTATCGAGTGCTAGCAATACCTGTAATTGGGCAAGCTTCTTTTCCTGCGCTTCAACTAATGCTTTTTCCCGATTATTTATAAACACGGACACCGTTTCAGCGGCCTGCATACGTTCTTCATCACTCTTATTCTGATCGTCACGGATACGGCGTTGCACTTCAGCCAGATCTAGCTGTACCTTGGCAAACCGCTTGGATTCAAGTTCGGCAAGTTCTAACTCACGAAGTGTATTCTTTGCCGTAGCCGCGACTAGACCGTCCACGGCAGCACTTATACCAAAGACAGATGTATTAAATTCAAAAGCTAACCTACTCAATAATCCCCCCCCTTTGCCATCAGCACCTAATAGGTCAGCCAATGAATTACTGACTGTTGTTATCGACGTACTGAGCTGTGTTTGCGCGCTGGCCAAATCCCTGGCCCCCGCTGCTGAAGAAACATATAGTGACGATAAGGCAGTGACAGCCCCAGCCGCAGCCGTAGCCGGCGTAAGGAATGATGTGATTGTAGATGTTAGATCTGACATTGATTGACCACCAAACTTCACATTCTCAGAAAATGAAGTCAAAAATCCGTTCTGACTTTTAATTGATTCTGCAAGCTTATTATTCGAATCAATAAGCTTATCCATACCGGTCTTCGTGCCGGTCACCTCCTTAGTCAAATCAGTATAGGCACGCTGGCTTTTCCTTAGTATCTGTTCAAGTCGTACAGTATCAGACGCGTATTCATCTATGGTTATATCACCATCTTTTAAAGCCTTATTAAGTGTCTTTTGCTCTTCTTTAGTAGATATTATAGATTTCTTGTACTTTTCAAGTTGCGCTATTGCGTCCTCTTGCTCTACCTCAAACTTTAATATCTCCGTCCGCTTATTAGATTCGGTTGCCATTATTGTATATGTCTTAGTTTAACACTCACAGGCGTATTTTCATCTTCGTACCCGTCGATAGATTCTATCAAAAAGTATCCTTGGAAATCCTTATTGGCTATGTACACCATTCGAGTAAGGTCCAAGTTATAATACTCAACATTCGATAGCCTTATCTTGGCATTGCATATTGACCCGCCGATAACTTCACGTAGATTTCTAAAGTATATGTCGCTGAAAACCACATTGTTAGTACTTGACACCTCACCAAAATTGAGACCTACCCTATACGTGTCCAGGCTTGTGTTAATATTAGGCTTGGCATAATAGGCAAAGCTTATCGTACTGGTACTATATGTGCCAGTAGTATCTGTGATCTTTATATTTGATGCACCGTACACCGGCGCGCCCGTATCTATATAATCTGTAGTTATTGATGGTACGTGTATCAACTCTCTTGATCCTGCATTATTAAAGCTAATCCGCTGTATGTACAAATTACCTACTCCAGTGCCCGTATACGTCACAACCTCATAGGGTGTTACCTGCGTGGCTGTTGCCGTCTTCACTACAAAGAACCCTTTGTAATCACCATCTGCACGGACAATGGTATCTACCGTGAAGTTGAAATCGGCCCCGTTAAATAGTGCATTGCCCGAACTGTTAGTCACTGTTGTGTACGGTATAGGGTCGCTTGAATCTTCAAGCCGGATAAGTGGTACAGATGTTAACAACCAATCCAGATTTGTATTTCTGGCCGTTTCAGCAGGTCTAAATGGAATATTGATAATATCAATACTCCCAACGCCGTTTGAGTCTATTCTTAAATCTCCGTAGTTTAGGTTATCCACCTTATAGGTAACAAGTTCACTTGCTTCTGCTGACCTTATATAGTTGCGCTCTGCATACTCAGTAAGCGGAGTAAAGCTATACTCGATTACATTATCACTCAAATCAAGTGCGTCTACTGGGCTAATGGAATCAAGCTTTGTAAAAGTCAACGTCTCCGTGTTGTCATCGTAATCAACCAGGCAGTTGAACCGAGTGCACAGGTACTTTATAAAGTTGACTTGTGATATATCCGGAAGCACACTCGACACATAGAAAATATTACCCGTGTTATAGGTCTCTATCTTCTGTATTTCAAGCCTGGCAGCCGTGACGATTATGTATATCGATTTATTGTGATTGATGTACGCCTGTAGATAATCACCGGCTTTCAAATCTACGTCTACGTTTATATTCTGGGTCTGAAAGTTACCAGTCCATGTATTAGTTACTGACTTTATCTGAACACCATTTTTATACAAGTAAATCGTAGAAACCGTGTCACCGGTATAATACCCATCTGAACATGTTATCGTTATAACTACTGTTTTAGTCCCAAGATTAGACGGTATTGTTAGCCTATCACCAGAGTCGTTAAAATAAGAACTACCACTATCCATCTCGACAAGAGCAGGCCCGCCATACACATACTGCCCCACGCCTGTCATATACTCAGTAGTCAATTTATTGACGCTCGACCCGTATGCAGGTGAAAGTATCTGATCGGTAGTTATAATTATTGATTTATACAATTGGTCCGTAAAAAGATTACCGGCATACTTTAATCCGTAAGTATCAAACAACTTACTTACAATTGTGTGCAAATATACACAAGGGTAAAAGTCAAAGAATGAATCTATACTTACCCCCTTTATTTCCTTCACGAAAAAGTTATTACTCAGCTTCTTATAGTTATACGCCCAATCAATAATAGGAAAGACAACACCAGAAGTCGCCGTATGACTTGCCATAACATTGGCAGCAGTAAATAACTTATCATACTCTGACATGTCCAAATCCTTGATACTACCAGTAAGCCTGTTGAACCAGTTGTAATTTCCGGCCACAAAGAATAGATTGATTACCTCGCTAACCTCGCGGATGAACACAACCCCACGTGACAGCATCACCCCATTATTGTACAATGTGAACGATTTTGAAGTGACCCTATTAAGATCATTCAATCCGAACACACCCAATATAGACCTATTCTCTGAAGTGTTGGGGATGCTAAAATCTGTACTGTATTCGCTCTTGATCTTGAAATCAAGAAAGGAAATGACAGACTTAAACATAACAACACCTTCCGGCATGTTAATAACGTTATCGTCTGTATCTACCAAATACTTCATAGCGATTGCGAAGGGATAAGATCAGTGTACGATATGGTGAACTGCAATGTATATACTTTATCGTTGTCCTTCTTAACCAAGAAGCTTGACTTGTCAATAATAACTGTTCGACGATCATACTTGCTTGTCATCTGCTGCACCAGCGATGACGTTTTAATGCCAGACACAAAATTGATTTGTGCCTCTGTCAATGTCTGACTTCTGACAATTATATCACGTCGTGACTTACGGCTTGTCTCTATCGAAAGTCCTTCCGCAAATTCATTGTATGAATTTTCCCAGTTTGGGTATACGTTCAAGTATTTTGTCTGCGTATCTAAAATGCTTATAGATTCATCCTTAAATGCTGTAAACAGCCAATAGTCAAACCCTCCTAGGCTATTCTTCCATGTAAGATAGATGTATTCATTTGAGCATTTCTGGTTTACATCTATGCGCTTTGTCTCCGTGTATTGTGTAGCTCCTTTTGAAATGAAGGCTCCTGGTGTTATGGTAACACTGCAATTCACGGTTCCGGAAACATAATTGAATACCTGGCCAATCAATATCAACTTATCATATACGGATGTACTGGTTTCGTCAGACGAATCAGTGAGAGTCAAAACAGTAGTCCCGTTACCAGTTAGTAAGACCTGCTCAAACCTTCCATTACCCGCACTATTAATTACATATAACCGGATGTACAATTGAGCAGACCATGTACCAGACAATACAATAGTTATGGTAACGTCCCTGTAATTATCCTTATTAATACCTACAATTGGCTGCTCTGCTATGTACGACTCATTCGTCGTAGAAGCAAAAGACAGGGTTGTCGATGCCTTTGTGAAATTACTGAATAAGCCTCCACGGTCAGTCCATAATGTCCCCTGTATAACGGTTATTGCATTAGTCACGTAGCAGTTCTGATAGAAATTACCCCTGTTCGTTATTGGCAATCGAACTACGCCAATACTGGACATATTGTTATACAGCGTCCAATTATCGCTTTGCAACGTCCCTGCCTCATTATATGAATCCTCAACCAAAACAAGATCAGAGCTACCAGCAGAGTTTATAAAGCTCAAATCAAAGTACCAATTATCAAAAAGCACCGGATTAGATGCCATTGTGAGAAACTTTGCCAGGTTACTTGCATCATAGTACACATAATCAGCAAGGTATCCTGAATAGCGGTTTTTAAATTCAAGCTTCGCGTCAACAGCAACCCCGTTGAATGAATCAGTTGTATAGATGCTCGTATATGTGCTTACCGATACACCGTTCGAACTATCGTAGCACTCTGCATACGATATGTAGAATTGTTCAAACCGATCGATATCATACGGCATGCTATCGTTATTCGGCCTGTTACGTGTCACGTTGATGTAGCTTTTCAAAATATCAGCTACGTTAAACTTCGAATTATTCAGCGTATCGGGACTTACAACTATCTCCGTAATGAGCTTAATCGGCTTTAAAGAACTCCAAATGTGACCACCGATAAGCCCGCCGTATATCCTAACCTTCACATTGTAATTATGGTAATACCGAACACACGTAGCATTCGAGTACGTGTACACACTTCCTGAAGCAAGCAGATATGAAGCGTTGATCGTGAATTGAGTAGTCGAGTGGACCGTCAAAATCTGGATAGGGCCATCCAAGCCATCAACACCTACATTTGAAAAGTAAAGCCAGTCTAACTTTGAAGCGGTTATAGCACCGCTGACCGTTATTTTAATATACCCTCCGTCATTGTAAAATGCTGATACTGAGCGAGTTGTATCAAACGTGTTCGTTGGGAACTTATCGCTTGTGATTGTATACGTTATTGGAAGGTGTACACATGAATAGTCTACAGTATTGGTATACTTATAGATTGTCACGTTAGCCTGTGATTGTGTATAGTCGAGCAATGAGCCGCCGGAATAGTCGTATAATCGGAATACGTTGGGTCCATATCCTGATATGTACCAGAACCCGTTATAGCTGTCGAATGAGTTGGTGATTAGTATTGTATCGCCATTTACAAGGCCACTGCCTCCGCTGATAATCACGTTACCGTATCCATCCGAGCTTATTGAATAGGTGGTATTGGCCGTTGTGCTGACCCGATTACCCCTAGGTCTTTTTGTTATCGAGAGCATTGTATATGGTTGTTGTGTAATTTTTCACTAACTGATCACTGACTGCCTTTGTTAGTTCGTCGACAAATTTATCAAGTTTGTCAGAGTAAACCACCCTTCCGCCGGCTTTAAAGGTCTTATCACCCTCACGGTTAATTTTCAATGTTAAGAACCTGGCTAACTGCTTTCTCTTCTTATCGGAGAGGTCAGAGCCTATACCCCTTGCCTGCATGTATTCGAGCATCGAATTATCGAAGCCCCCGTATGTGCTGGACTTACGCGGACCACGTCCTGTCTCCAAGGTTTCAAAGAACTCACGGCCATAAAGGATAAGTGTTGCCTTCTTTTGGTCTTTGTAAAGTAGCTGGTATCCAATAGATTTTTTAGTCTTTCCGGTAGCATCAAGCCGCGCGACAGACTGTTCAAGCATGGTGACACCTAATTCGCCATACTCGTTTAAAACCCTGACAACTTTATCAAAGCCAGACATAGGAATATTGTTATGGTCCCAACCTTATGTTCTTCTGGGGATACGGCCTTCTTATACCTTACCCCCTGCAAATTACCTTCACGGTATGCGTATCCATACTTTGGGTTATTGGAAGCGCACGACATACAGCACACCAGAATTATAATAGCTACTATCCGCATATAGTTGTTTTATCAGTTATTTCAAGGGTAAACTTTAAATCCACGCCGGTGGTACAGTCCGCGTGCTCCTTAACAAATGGGGGTCTGGTTATGCCAGACAACAAAACAAGTACTGAATCATCTAAATCCTGATCGTAGTACTTAATAAGCTGCTGTGCGATATAGTCGCAATCATCAACAATGGCCTCGTATTGGTCGGGTAATGAATCTGCAGTATCGAGCTTGGCAATGCGTATGGTACATGACCAAGTGTCTACCGATCTGCCATTACTCAATGATGTGCTTACCTCCAATTCATAAAGCCAGGCATAAGGGTATGTCTTATCCCGCTCTGAATTGAACTCAGAAAGCCTGCCTGTACGAAAATTACATGCCGGGGCCAACAGGTTAACGCCATCTTCCAAAAAAACTCTAACCTCTGATCTTTTCATCTATTATCCGATACATTTGTTACCAAACGAATCTGTAGTAATTTTTTCACCAGGTATAAATGTCAATGCTTCCGCAACGGCGTATGAACCATCAACGTTTTTTTGTTGAGTCGTAACTTGTAATACTACACCGGTTGTAGTTTGCATTGCTTTCGTAGACTTCATCCAACCTTGTGATTCTGATGACGCCTTACAGATTAATTGAAACAAGTCGCCATTACCAAATACTTTAACATCCGATACTTTACTTTTTACATCTTGAATGTTTACTGCATCTAACGTTTTTTCCATGATTATTTGCTGTTCAGTACGCTGTCCCCCGCTTTATTATTTCAACTCTGAATACTTCTTTTGGACATTCTGTTCATGTGCAAGGTACAACATTTCGTACTTAATTTCATCGACCGACCACCTTATAAGCTCGTGCCTGCGATACGGTGTCGAACGTTCCAGATGGTGGATCGTATAAAACCAGCCGAACGTATCAACCAAAGCCTTATAGCCAGCTTCAATCTGTTTGTCCGAGAACCCCCCTTGATTAGGTAATTGTGCAGCGTGGGCATTTTCAATTCGAGTAAGGTCATCAAGATAAAATTTCCGACGGCCATGACCTCCGAGCATGGCGCGTGAAGAAACTGTTTTGCAAATTCATCTTTCTGATCATTGTCGGTATCAAGATAGTCCGGCATGGCATAGATGGCCACAATATCAATGTACTTCATAAGGTTATCCCTCTGCGAATCATTATCATTCATGGTCTTCGCGATCGTCATTAGGTCGCCATACTTACCCCACGGTTGGCCGTTGAGGGACTTTGGGACCTTATACCCCAGGATTGTTTCTGGTAGTTTTGGATTCATTTGAGTGTCGATGAAATCCAGCGCTCTGATAAAAGCGGGCAGATTTTCAACCTGTACTCTGGATACCGTGTCTTTGTCAAGCCCTAGAATTATGGCGGCTATTGAACTCTGGGACATGTCAGAGGTTACGATGTCCACATATTGCCCAAAGCTCACATCGTCCCAGGATGTTGGGATATGCTTGTCGATTGTGACCCCGTTTAGCGTTGCTTTTACTTTCATAGTTCAATTAAAATTAGTGTGTACTCGTTTCATTTTAGGTCTGTACTCAAACCAAGCTCTCATGATGTATGTGTCCATGTCATCGGGGCTATAACCTATTGCGGCTTTCACATCGTCTTTCGGAGTTAACCCGCGTTTCTGGTCGCTATCCATTGATTTCTGTTTGAGTTGTTCAAGCTGTTCGATAACCCGTTGTGCCATGTTATCATCCGCTTTTTCATAGATTTGGCGTGAATTTATTATCTCCGCGAGCTTAAATCCGCACTGACTTTTTAAAATGTCGAAATTCTCTGGCGCCCGCTGCCCATTGGACATGAATGTTAATGATGGTAAGGGCTTGGCATTGGCTACAAAACCTATGCAATGGAGCAGGTCTACTACCCCTCCACCTACTCCTGATTCATCCACTATTACGTTAGACATGGGGATCGCATACTTGCTTGCCAATTGACGTATCGCGTCTGCGGATTCATTGATCTTGGACTTTTCGATGACTTTAACGTAAAGGACACGCCATCCGGACCATACACGAATGGTCGTGGTATCCTTTCCAAGACGTGCTATATCGGCTGTTATGTACTTCGTTCCATGTGGAACATGCTCGTTGGTGAAGATGTCGCAAATAGCTTGGTAGTCGCATAGTGTTGCAGGGTCGTCATCGTATTCCCAATTGCCTCTTAATAGTCGCTCTTTCTCGTTGGCTGATAATACGGTGTTTAGGTGTTCAATGTATCCGGTGGCTATCTTCTTATTGTCGGTGGGTAGAGCTTGGATGAAAGCCTTATATGATTCTAGCTTACCTTGTTTGTGTTTAAGATAGTAGTCTTTGTATAGGTAATTTTTAGAAGGGTTACACGTCTGCAGTAGTTTGGCCTTCAGATTGTACTGATCATTATTCCATCGTCCGATGGATGCTGCCAGGTTATTCTTAGCTTCTAGTTCAAAGTCCCCGGCTTCTTCGATCCATCCGCGCGTCATCTGCATAGATCCGAATCGGGCGTATGTTGGGTCCGAGGGTAGGAACTTTGCGTCGAGTAGGAAAACCTTAGACCCATTATAGAGATTAAACATATTGTCCTGTCCGTTGAATCGGTACATACTCATGTCCACGCCCCAATGTTGAATAACTTCGTAGATACTTGGTATTGTGTACTTCCGTAAGTCGTTGAGCTTCTTTCGAGCGATAAAGTAGTGGGTGTTAGGGTATATGAATGCGTCCCCGAATATAAGAGAGCAACCGGTATATGACTTAGCAGAGCCTTTGGATCCTCCGTATACGATGTCTGTTGTCGTGTTGTCAATCCAATGTTTGGCGCAAAGTTTCTGTTTTTCATTCCCGTGCGTATCAAAGGTTAGCTTCACAGAATAATCTTTTTGTTTTGTCGGGGTGCTTCCAAATAATGTTTGGCTACTTTATCTCCATGCCTGTAATCTGTACACTTCCGGATAGCTCCGTTTGTTGGTTAATCTCCTGACGGTCAGACCATCCCATATTCTTGAGGGCGAAAACTAATCCGACTACGTTAGTATCACGGTTATAGATCATGTGTTGTTCATAGACAGCCTCCACCTTGGAAGTAGCATCCATTATGATCTCATGATAATCATCGCGGTCTTTGTAGTTGTATAGGGTCTGCCTGTCTATTTTTAGGGCCACAGCCAGCCCCGCTAATGTTGGCTTATCGTTGCCGTTAAAATACGTGTCAATTACTGTTTGTAGCTCTTCTGGGGTCTTAAAAATAAGTTTACGACCGCCTCGGTACTTCTGTGCTTTCTCTCCCATGTGACAAAGATAACATATTTACGAAAAATAATCTCATTGGTTATCAACATGTTACAGTAGTAACGTAAAATAATTCACAACTTTGTAACAAAGTTATCAAATACTCGTGTATATTTGTGTAACAAAATAACCAAATATATGAAGCCAAGATATAACATAAGCAAAATAAACAGACTAAGTAACGTTAGCAGTTTTAAAAACAATATCGTTGTGATTGATCCAGTTAAGAAGCGCCATGATGACTTCATAAAGTCTTATTCTGCTAAATGTGCTTTACAAGATGCTGAAGAAAACAGAGGTGGGAAGTTTGCTTTTATTATGTTCATTTTAGCTGCTTTTGCCGGAATAGCTGTTAAAGCGGCTTTTATAATTTTTGCTTAACCAAAACAACCAAGGATATGAACTACAAGGCAACACAAATTATCAACGGATTCGAACATAGGATCATGTTTTCATCAGTAAGTTTTTCAAACGATGGAAAAACCATATTGGTTATGTACGATAATGAGACAGAACCAGTCAATAAAGGCGATGAAATTTGCGTCGTTCAAAAAATATACTACGAAAACCAGTGGAGAAAGACTAATATATTAGACAGGAACATAGACCCGAATGATTTTACAATTGAAATCTAAACAACCAAGGAAATGACAACCTACCGCACAATTTTAAAATGGCACGAAAACACCTCAAATAGAGGTAAGGAAGAATTATTGATCGAAGGCGCGTCTATCGAAAAAGCAGAGGAGGTACTAATGGGCCACATGATTTTACAAGATAATGCTGACGTATGGTTTGGTGGCGGCATTATATCAGATGGAAATTATAACCCTCCAGTTATCTGGGCACGTGGCGACCGATCACTACGCTACGGTGATTTTACAATTGTCATTGAAGAAGAAAACTAAACTAAACACAAATGAGATACAGACCAGAATACTACAGCGATCTTTCGATTGCTCAAAAATTGAAGTATGAATTTAGAGAGTTGAAAGACAGATTTAAAAAGCTCCGTGAAAAATGGGCTTTTAAATTTGAACTGAATGTCATTATTCCAATCAGAAGAGAGTTAAGTCTACTATACCTATCAGTAGTTTTCTTTGTAATCAAAAACAAAAAGTACAGGTACAAAAAGGTATTAGAGGCTTATAAGTCCAATAGATCTGAAAGTCGCTATGTGATTTTTGAAAGATCGGATGGCGACATTTTAAAAGTGCGTATAAGTAGACATAATCCATCAAATTCAGATTCCTCACAAATATTTATGATGGTTGATAACTTTTCGTTTTCAATTTTTTCAAAAGAAAAAATGCTTCAAAGAGTTAGGTCAGAAAGAATACATAGTCATTACAGTTGTTTAAAAAATAGATTATAACAAACCAAAAATGAAAAGATCATTCAAACAGTCTAAGGAATATGTGTTAAAGCCTGCTGATAATTGCACGAAAGATAATGAGCTATTATACGCTCAGGTAGTGACCGTTAATTATCCAATTGACACTACAAAGATGCCAAAATCAGAGATTGAGGTTTACGCTAATCCTGAAAATTGCGCCAATGAAATAACCGCAACATTAGTAGGGTTAGTTCGCGATGAATTAATTGATCGTAAACTGATGAAGCAAGTAACTGTGACATTAACTATAGATTATGTGTATGAATAAAATTGAAAACAGAAAGCCAGGCCCGAAGAAGGGCGAAGGGAGCACGGTTATCCGTGTGCCAAATCCGGTGTTGCCAAGAGTAAACCGGATCATAGAAAAGTTTAAGACTAAGTCTAAAAAGCAGATCAAAAAAATTAAACACTGATTATGAAAGCTACTGAGGTAAAAAAAGAGATCCAAAGCGAATTAAAGGAAGGACTTATACGCTTTGAAAAAGACTGTGAAGAGTATGCCATACTACGTGAACAGTACAATATGCTTATTGCACAGAGACGTGTAATGATGGTGTACCATTTTAAAAATTAATTTGTAATTATGTAACACAATTAGAATATATTCGTTTATATTTGTGTAACAAAAACAAAAAATATGGGAACTGTCAGCTATAACAACATCGAATATGATATCTGGGTTTGTGCACCGGACATACACCTACAATCGCCTGAACAAGATATTGTGATCCGTAATGGATATACAGAGGTCGAAGGTGCGGCTATATTGGATAAGGCAATATACGTGAAGGGCTACCGTGGGC